GGTATTTTTGCCTATGATAGCTCCTGCTTTAGCTTCTGGTGCAGGTGCAGGTGCAGGTGGTGCTGCTGGTGCTGTTGGTGCAGGTGCTCCTTTAAATGCTATACCCCAATTGGGCGCAGTAAATGTAGGTGCAGGTAAAGCAGGCCTTAGTATGAGTGGTTTTCTAAAAAAGATGGCGGGTAATTTACTTATGAATATAGTTTCCAAAATCTTTACTAAAAGTGGTAAATCCAATAGTGATGAAAATGTTAGAGATAATAATATGTTTGGTAGTTTAAAAAATACTACCTCAAGCGGTACCCCTATTCCTCTTCATTATGGATTAATGAGAGTTAGTGGGCAATTTCTTAGTGGATATATTCAAACTAATCGACATGGTAAGTCAGATCAAGTAAATGTAGGAGCTGAGTTTGATGGTACATAGACAATATACACAACACGCTAGTATAAGTGTTCCTATTATTCATGGATCAAAAGGTGGTAAAGGCTCTCCTAAAGAAGATCCTAACAATCTATTTTCTACTGATATCATGTTTGTAGTAGTAGGTCTTGGGGAAGGACCAATATACAGAATAAATCCTAATGGGCCCCAAGATATTAATATTAATGACGGAACTATTGATGACTTAGTTAATATTGACGGAGATGGTGAACAAAAATCGGAAGATTTTGTTACACTAGCTAATACCGGTACTATTAATCAGACTCGTTTAGATGTTTTTGGCGAAACCACAGTTACTCCTCAAAATTTTGCTTCTCCAGTTGGTCTTAGAAAAGGTGACGCAGAAGGAGTTCCTGCTAATGGTGTTGTTTTACAAGAAACATCTGCTTTTGCTTGGGACGCTTTACAATTTAATTTTCGTATTGGTGCTCTTCAAGAAGTAACTGATAAGGGTGACGTACTTCAGCACAGTGTGGCTATACAAATAGTTGTTTTTGATCACACTGGAAGCACGCAGATTGCTACACTTTCAAGAACTATACATGGTAAAACTACTGTGCCTTTTGGTTTTTCAGAAACTATAAATATCCCTGCTGCAAGTCAAAATGCTCTTGGTTATAGATTTAGTATTTCAAAAACTAGTAAAGATACTATTAATTCTAAAATTAGTGAAACTGTGAGTGCGGTAAGCTGGAATGAAATTGAAAATAAACCTCAAGCATATCCCAGAACTGCTCATATTGGTTACGCTTTAAAAGCTAAAAATGAGCATATTGGTGGGATTCCTACTTTTACCTCTATGATAAAAGGATTATTAGTTAAAGTTCCTAGTAACTATAATCAGCCTATACTTGAAAATGGTGAGATAGACTGGCGATATGTTGAAAGTGAAACTCCAGGTAGTCATCTACTTCAACAGACTGGTGGTAGTTCAGTACAAACTGGAGACCCTCAAATTTATAAAGGTGCTTGGGATGGTACTTTTGTATACTCATGGACTCAAAATCCTGCTTGGATAGTTTATGATATTTTAACAAATACAACCTATGGTTTAAGTTTACCAGAAGAAAATATTGATAAATATAGATTTTACCAAATAGCTCAATACTGTGATGCTTGTGATTTTACCACTGGAAAATTTGTAGGAGTCGATGCTTTAGCTGATGGCACTTTTAGACATAGAAATAGGGGTTCATTCTTTTCAGTAAGAGAGAATCAACTTGGACTTAGTGATACCACTAAAATAAAAGAACGTAGATTTACTCTGGATATTACTCTTGCTGATCAAAAACTAGCAATGGATCATATTAATGCTATATGTGCTTCTTTTAGGGCCGCACTAGTTTACTCAATAGGTAAACTTACTTTAGCTGTTGATATGCCTGACGAAGTTCCTGTAATGATATTTAATGAAACAAATATGAAAGCTGGGTCATTTGAGTTACAAGGTAATAAACAGCAGGATATTTTATCAGGAGTAGATGTTAGTTACATTGATGTTAATAATCATTACAAAAGAGAAACAGTAAGAGTAGATCAAGAAGGATCAAATAGTGGTATAGATAAAAATATTATTCCTAATATCACTTCATTAGACTTAGCGGGCGTTACTAGAAGAAGTCAAGCTATTCGTTTTGCCCAATACCAGATTGCAGCATCTAAATATATTAGAAGAAGTGTAACATTTACAACCAGTACTGATGCATTAAGCTTGGCTCCTGGAGATGTAATTGCTGTTAGCCAGCAACAAAATGGTATTGCCTATGGATTTGGAGGTAAAGTATCTACTAATAGTGGTGTTGCTACAAATCACAATGTTTTTTTAGAACATTTTACTGTACCTTCATTAGCCACGACTACTTTTACTGCTAATACAGGACCGATAGCTTTACGTATTATTGATCTAGAAGATGAAAGAATTGATCTGTATATAGTTTCTAATACTATTTTTACGTTAACTCAGTCAGATTTTGTTGATACAGGTTTTGATGGGGCTATTGTAAATCCAATATCAAGATGGAATCCTATTAGAGGGGTGTATGAGTCTATATCAACTTTTACTGCAAATAATGCTCCTAAAAAAGGTAATCTTTGGACTCTAGGATATGTAAATAGCCTAGATAATTTTTACTCTGCTAAAGATAGTAAACTATTTAAAGTACTTGGTATAGGCAGAGATAACGAAAGTAATGAAATAGAACTAAATGCTACTGAGTATATTTCTAATATATATGTAGATTCTGATACCTTTATTGACTACGTACCTACAGCTTATACTGATATACAATCAGCACTAAGCGTACCACCTCCTCCAAACTTTACTTTTACTCCTACACCTAGAAGAAGACTTGATGGCTCAGTTGTTGTAGATGGTGTAATAACTGAAGCTACAGATATAACTGATTTTGGCTTACAGATAGAAACAGAATATTTTATTTCAAAACCGGCAATAGGAGCTACTTTACTTTCCAATGCACATATTAAACCTGACGGGGCATTCTCTGTAAAGTTAGAGCAATCTAATGTTATGGTTAACGATTCTAATCCTACTGTTATAGTAGGTAAAAATGGTTTTTCAAGTTCTATTGGAGAAATAAAATTACTTTGTACAGAGGTATCAGTAGTCGATACTGAAGGAGGAACAAGTAGTGGTAAGATTCAGCTTACAATAGAAGGATTAGTACACGTTTTTGATGAAAATTTTCATAGACATGTTCTAGATACTAATGATTCGTTGGTATTTGGTAATTTAAAAGGTGCTGACTTTATTAGTATACCTGTTAAAGATAAAAATAATGATGGAAGTCAAAGAAACTTTGTTGGCTTTACAGGTATAGAAAGTGTTATTAGTAGACAAATTGAGTCTCATACTGTAGCTACTGATATAATTAAAATTGATAATCCTATTACTAACGGAACAGCTTTAAATACTGTACTACCTACTACTCCTTTTTATGTTACTATTAATCAGCTTTTAGATTCTAGACATTATAATAATAACAGTTTTTATGTATCAGGTTCTGAATCAGTTTTTATAAAAAGTGGAGAAACTGAGGCCCCTACTACTACTGTAGACTTATCTGTTAGGCCCAGGCATGCAAATTTTGTTAGATTGTTTATAGATGGTACTGAAAAAAGTTCAGGTCAGTATACAGTTAATTTAAATATTGATGCTGCAGCGGGTATGAATGCAAACATTGAGTATACTACTCAATCTGGTGATACAGCCTTTAGAGCAGAAGTAGATTATTATACCGTTCCTGTTATAGAAGTTGGTGATAATGTTCAGACATCTGCGGGTAATACTTTTCCTGTTGTAAATACTAGTTTTGATGTCGCACATGCAACATATAATGCAGCTATTACAGCAAATTATATATATAGACTACAAACTGAGACTGCGCCTAGAGCAAATTTAGCAGGATTTACATTTATTAATGTATCTCCTGATCCTACAGGTACGCTAAATAATGTTTCTTCAGGATTAGGTACTTTAGACTATAATAAAGGAACTTTTCCAGGTAACTTTAGACTTGCTAATAATAGAGTTTATAATGTACAAATAGGCTCTGAATTTGATAAACTTTTTGATATTAAAGATAAGACAATTAAAGATTTAGGCGAAGGAGTAACCACTCTTAAAGCAAGAAATAAAAGTCTTACTGGTAGATTTAGTCCTTTCGTAACTAAAACAATTACAGTACAAGATCTTCCTATCCAAAAAGTACGTGATTTATCTGTAAGCGAATCAATGTATAGAGAACAGACTGGTGGTGTATCTGTTAGAGCTACTGTTGAATTTACTCATATAATTGGGCAGGAAGTTACTGACTATGAAATATCTTATAAAATGGATAGCGTAGATGATGTAGGAAGTGATGATGGTGGACAAGATCTAACTTCATTTAATACAGTTAAAGTACCTGCAACTGGTGTAGAAGATGATGGTAAAATTAGATTTACAGTTTCTAATATAAATAGAGGTATTACTAGTGATACAAAAAACATTATTTTTAAAATTGTACCCCTAAATAAGAGTGTTAGAGGTATTTCAGCTATTATTAGTAAATCAATTATAGGTAAAACTGCTAAACCAGCTAACATATTTAATTTTACCGGCGGCCAACAAACTGACCAACTTACTCTACTTTGGCAGTACGAAAGAACTACAGATGCAGAACTAGCTGATCTTGATTTAAAAGAGGTAGTTATACGACGTAGTGCAGGTGATGTTGCGGCAAACATAGACACTTTTCTTAGTGCACAGCCTTTAGTTACTGTATCAGCAGGTACTGCTCGTAAATCAATTCCAATTGATATATTTGGGGAGTTTACTTATCTTGCTAGAACTCGTGATACTAGTGGTAATTTTAGTGAAAGTATTGTAGGAATTACTATTACTACCACAAGACCAGCTAGAAATACAGTTGTGGCAGCCTATAATGAAGATGATCCTGCTACAGATTTTACTTTTATCCCAAATACTAATAAGGGTGAATCTAATTTTCCTTCATTTACTACTTCAGTAACAGGTGGTAGAGCTTTTAGCGATGTAGGCGGCCATACTCAGAGTAGTATTGTAGACAATGCTAATGGTACTGCTATAGGATTTTCAGCTTCTTCTTCAGTCTCTGATCTATTAGCTACAGCTAATGGAGAATATATTACACAAATTAGAGACTTTGGTGCAGTAGTTACTGGCTCTATTTTTGTTGATATCACTGCATCTCAAACTATACAAACAGGCTATAATGATACTAAATCTACTATTTTATCGGGAGTTACTGAAGTATCGGGAACAGCTGGTGTATTAAAAGAAACAGCTTTTGGTGGTATAGGACATATATTAGGTTTTTCAAATACTGCTGTTCCAAATCCTAGATTTGATGCTAATAATAAAACAATAATGAGTGGCGGAGTTGATGGTACTGTATATGCTATTTGGAATGATGGACAGTATACTGGTAATGTTATAGCTATTACGGGGATTACGAAAGCTAATCCTGCAGTGGTAACTACTAGTGGTAGTGAACATGGGTTAGTAAATGGTGATAGAATTATTATTCATGGTGTAAACGGTATGACTCAAATAAACAATAGAGAACTATATGTTAATAGAGTAAACGGTACTAGTGTTCAACTATATACTAATGCTGACAGAACCTCTGCTCTTAATTCAAGTGGTTTTGATACGTATTCTACGCCATCTGGTGTTTTAGATCAAGGTGATTATGCAAATGCTAACTCATACGCTCTTATAGCAGGTACTATTGATGCTGATGAAATACGTCTTGGCTCTACTTTCCATTCAAATGGTGAATCTACTGGGGGCAACGCTATTAGTAATATTACCGGAGTAGCATCCTCTTATAAATTAGTTAACTTAACTCAATATAATGATACTGGTTCTGGAGATACTTATGCAGGTAATCTTGGGTCAATTCAGTCACAAACATTAATTAGAACTTCAACTTCTGATAATGCCGCAATATATACTGCTAATGTGCTTCCGTCAACTTTAGCTTCTTGTGGTAATGTAGATGTATCTAAATTTGTAAGTTCTTCAGTAGATAATGGTTTTCAATCTTACCAAGCTGGATCGAGAACATTTAGACAGTTCCAATTAAAATTTATTGTGAACAATTTACAACCTGAACAATTTGACTTTACAATTGATAAATTTAGGTATACTATAGAAAAAGATACTGTAACATTTACAGACACAACTGCCTACGATGCTACTACAAAAACTATTGATATTACTTCTGCAGGATTTTTAAATAGACCTGTTATTAACTATTCAATGATTGATGAAGATAGTGATAAACCTCATGTGGTAGTAACTACTGCTGCTTCAAATCAAGCAATTAGCTACCAAGTATTTAGAAGTAGTACGGGAGCTGCTGCAAGCGTCACATCAGGCATGTCGGTAATGTTAACAGCAACAGGAGTATAAATGGCATTAACAGATTCAAATACCTATATTGAACCTACAGCAGGTACGTCACTTAATGGCGCAAGAACACAGTTTAATGCAACATTACGCTCTATTCTAACTAATTTTAAAAGCGCTGCTACTCCCACTACTGTAAATTTAACGTCTGCTGGAGATGCAATAGGTGAACAAGACGGTATGTTATATTACCGTACAGATACTAATATCAAAGCTTTATATATCTCAGATTTAGCAAACAAGAAGAGTTCATTAGTAGGTGGTAATTTTACAAGAGCGGGTATTGCACTTAGAACCGAAGATGGTTATACTGCAATGGCAAGTAAAGCTGCTACGTATGAGATTGGTGAGTTAGCTGCTACAGTAACAGCCACTGCTGGAGCAACTATGGCCAGTAATGCGCGACTTTATTTAAATGTAGCTAATGCTGGAAATGATACTGATTTTATAGATGTGGGTATACCTCCTACTAATGGCTCAGTTACAAACTTAATGGTGGCTGCTGGCGGTATAACCAGTGATAGAACAAATTTTAGCACTCAACCACTAAATACTAATTTTGTTAATATAATTCCTACTACCGAATATGGCCCTACTAGTGGGGCTAAATGGTTTCCTGAAACTACTGGTGTAAAAAATGCCCAGCTTAAGATTAGTGGATTAAATGCAGATGCTAACGCTGCTATAGTATTTGCACATACTAATAATACTTTTAATGTGTCTGTGGCCCATACTCCCGGAAGAGAAGGAATAAGTTCAGGTATAACTGTGGTAGGATCAAATGGTACTTATGTACCTGTAACTTCAAACCTAGCACTTCAATCGGCTATTATGGGTGATACTACTGCACCAGTTCCTGTAATGCCTGCGGGTACTATCATCATGTATGGTGCTGCAGCTGTTCCTGCAGGATATTTACACTGTAACGGTAGCACAGTTAGTAGAACTACTTATGCAGCTTTATTTGCGGTGCTAGGAACAGGATATGGTGCAGGAGATGGTTCTAGTACTTTTACTCTTCCAAACTTTACAGATAAAACCGTAATTGGTCAAAGTAGTACACATCCTATTAGTGCCGGAGCTGGTAGCTTTGCAGCAGGAGGCACTTTAACCACTGCTTCAGGCGGTTCAACACTATCAACTTCTACTGGATCTGCATCTTCTGGAGTTAAAGATGCTGGAGGTGTTTCCTTAATTTCTGCTGTGAGTATCGGTAATCATACACATACTGCTGTAGTTCCTCATGGCGTAGCCAGATTTATAATAAAAACCTAGAAAGGTAATAGATGGAATATATTAAAGTAAATATAGATGAGATGAACCAAAAAATGGTTTTTTTTGATTATAGAGAGTACGAACCAGGAAATAAAGGTAAACTGGTATCTAGAGCTTTTCCTTTTGAAAAATTAGCAGAAAAAGTTCCAAGAGTAGAACAGGAAGTAGTAGGAGATATAATTGGTATATACTTTGAGCAAAGAGGTGATGAAACTAATAGATATAGTGAACAACAGTTTAGTGATCACTGTGAACCTCTTGAAGAAGAAGTTATTGACTGGTGTATAGAATTATGTAAAAAAGCTTGTGTAGAATTAGCTTATGATGAAATTTTAAAACCTCCTTCAATTGATGAACAGGTAGAAGATTTTATTAAAGAATTTTTTGAAGAAGGAGAATCTGAACCTTTTGAAGAAAAAGATTTCTTATCTGATTTCTTTACCGAACTGGAAGATGATGAGATAAAAGAAGCTGGTAAAAGTAATTTAGAAGTTCCTGTTATAGAAACTTTAGAAGATAAAATTGAAAATACCTTTAAAACAAAACAACTAGAATCAGTAGATTTTCTAGCAGAGTTTTTCTCTCAACTAGACGAGGAAAATAAGGAGTAAATATGGCTCTAACACGAGTTACATCATCAGTATTAGATTCAAATGCTGTTAGTGCAGAAAAAATTGCTAATTCTGCATTAACCAATAGAATGTATGGAGTTAAGTCTATTGGTCTTGAGCATTTAGCTAACGATGCTAATCTGCTTGTTTCAATCGGAAACTTTAATGCAAATACTAACTTAGTTGAGAATAATGTTAGACAAACTTCAGCAAATGCTGCTGCTGAAAGGGCTAATGTTTTAACTATCACCTCTAATATTGTACAAACTGTAGCAAATATAAATCTTAATGCAGCTAATACTATACAGTTACAACAGAATCTAGCTGCTAATGTAAATCAAACCACCGCTAATGTTACAGCTGTAGAGGCTAGAAGAGTAGCTAATATCGCTGGTGCTGTATCTACTATTACTACTGGGAATCTTACTGCCTCAAGAGCTTTAGTATCTGATGGTAGTGGTAAGGTAGCCATATTAGCTTCTGTCACTTCTACAGAGTTAGGTTATGTAGATGCTACTTCATCTATACAAACTCAGCTTAATGCAGGTGTTACAAAAATAAATCAAACTACAGATAATGTAAATCAAACTTCAACTAATGTAGCTGCTATACTTGCCGGAACTACAGGCTTTACTGGGCAAGTTACTATGGCAGATGATTTAGTCATTCAAGGTAATTTAACAGTACTTGGTGATAGTGTTACTGCTAATACTATTAATTCTGTTATACAAGATAGATTTCTTATGCTTGCTAACTCTGCAACAGGAGCCCCTTCTGCTGATGTAGGTATCTTTATGAATAGAGGTAATGAGGGTAATGCTGCTATTTTCTATGATGAATCT